TATCTTTTATTTCATTATATTGGTCTATTTCTGATAATCTTTTCATATCTTCAGGATGTGTTGATGTATGTCCTCCTATTTCAAAATCTTTACTCATTGCAATTATTTCTGGTTCAGATAAATCATTTATTGTTGGTATATAAAATAATCCTGGTAAATTATATTTTTTTAATAACTCACATATTTTAAAATCATATACTCCACCATCATCAAAACTTAATTCTAATAGCATTCTATTATATATTTATAAATAATATTAATTGCTGAAGATAATAATAATGCTAATAAAAATAAATAAATAATATATTTTTTATCTTCAATTAAAAAAGCATTTATTGTATCATTAAATCTATATTTATATTTATATCTTTTACAGTGTCTATAATACTCATATTCAATACAAATAAAAATAATTGTGAAAATAATGACACCTAAAATTAATATCATATAATTATTTACTAAAGGCTGATGTCCTTATATTGAAATTAACTGACTAGATACAGTAATAAGGCACTACATTTCAGAGGCAAATTGTTGCACTCGAGAACTAAAATTTGCGTAACCTAGTTGTTTTGACCCTCCGTCGAGTTGAATGGCACACCAGCATATAATAAACAATTAACTCATTCCCATATTTTTCATTAAATCATCAAATTGTCCTTCTTGTATATTATCTTTATCAAATTTAACCAATCCCTTGTATAGACTATTTAATGTATCTATTTTATTTGCTACTAATAAATTTGTATATTGTTGTAATGTCATATTTTTTTATAATTTCATATCGTCATTAAATATTTTCCAAATATATGCTTTCCATTCTTCATCTGGTCTTCCTAAGTAATCTTCTAATAGTTTAGCTAATTTTTCAAATCTAATATATCTTATTTCAGGAGCAGTCCATCTTGTTGTTGCCATCATTATTTCTAGTGCATCAAAGAATTGTATCCTCATATCCCATTTCATTGGAACTTCTTTTTTAATTCTTTTTATTAATTGTTCTATATCTCTCATCATTTTTTAATTTATTTTTAGCATATTTATTAAATGTTTTCATTAATTGTAATCCAACTTTACCATTTACTTTATTATATCTTTTATCTATTTTTTTATATTTAATATCACTTAGTAATATTTTAAATTTTATTGATAAGAATTTCAATCTATATAAAAATACAATAAATTTTATCTTTATTCTTCCTGTTAAAGAATAATATTTAAACCAAAATGTTTTTCTGGCTTCATTCATTGGGTCATTCATTATTTTAATTTACATTTAACTGCATACCAAAGTGCATCACATATATGATTTGGTTCATACTGGTAAAATAGTTCTGGATTAAAACTATCCATATCCATATTATATGCTATTCCAATATCTTCCATCCATCCATCTCCTAAAAATTCTATCATTTGTCCAATAGATAATAAACAAATTCCTTTATCTTTTGTATTGTTTTGATATGGATACCTATCTACGCCTTTACTAAACTTTTCATATAATAAATCTTGTTCATTATCATTCAATTCATTCCATTGTTCTTTTGTTGTATGTTGTCTCATATATTAATATTATATAACACTATTATGAATTAGTCAATAGGTTTTTTATATGACCAACCATAATTGAATAAAAAGTTATCAATAAATTTATTCAAATTCATTTTTGTTTTACTGGGAAATCGCATTAAGTTATTTCTAGCTTCTTTATTATCTTTTAAATATTTAAATAACCACTCTTTAAATATATCTTCTTGTTTATCAGTCCATTCATGTTTTAAATACCAATCAGGACTTTTAAAATCAATATCATCATAATCAACCTTTATTATATTGCACATTTTTTCTAATATTTTTTTTAGATACTTATTCATATAATTATCTTCGTTCTGTATGTATTTCACATTCAAAACAAACTTTATATTTTTCTATTTGCCAACTATTACAATACTTACCACATAATGGGCATTTAATTAATAATTTATTTTCAATAGCTTCTTCTTCTGTATATAAAAATAACTTACCATTACCATCTTCATAATAATTCCTTTTATCTACATAATCACATTTATTACAAACTCTAGCCCATAAAACTGAATCTGGTACATTATAACATTCTAATGTATGTTCTCCACATTTAGGGCAAATATCTATCCATTGTGTTTTATCTTCCATATAATTTACTACACTCCTCACAATATGCTGAACAATGTCTTCTTTTATTTTTACAATTTTTATTTTTACATTTCTCTTTACTATACATCGATTCAAATAATGGTTTTAATATATTTAGTTTATTTTTCATCTTTTTTAATTTATAAAGTAAAGATTTCTGGCACCCCACCTTTATCATAAATGCTCTTTGCTAAGTTCGCATAATTGTAAGCATGTCTATAATGGTCAGGTCCTGTTTTTAAGTACTGTGCTACTATATCACCATTTTTATTTTCATTCTGTACTCTAGTTAGGTTTTTCATTTGTGTTTTAAAATCTACATATATATCAATATTCTTTGGTACTTTAATATTTTGTTTTTTTATTTCATTAGTTGATTTATCTAAACTCATTGTTCGTCCTGTAGTTACTTTTAATTCTTCAGTACTAAACCATTGTCCTTTACTAAATCCACTTGTATTAACATACCAACACATATAATTATCTCCTTGAGCTCTTTTACAAAATTCTTCAGCTGCTCTTCCCTCTGGATTACCATCAATAACTGCACATTTACTTTTATATTGTTCTGCTAATCCAACTAATTCATCAACTGTTCTACATTCACCTGTGTATATTAATTTTTCTTTATCTATAATTACAATATGAAATACTTTACCAACGTCTACACCCATAAATGAATAATCACTTAATTGAGGAATATTATAATCTCTTTTACAAGCATCTATATCTTGTTCTGTAATCTTTCCTCCTTTGGGTTCATAAGTTAATCCTAATGATTGATTCATAAATTGCATTACTTCCCATTCTGCATCTCTTTCACTTTCTTCTATTAGTTCATTTATATCTAATAATGGACTATATAATTGACTTATGAAATACCCTCTTTTATTTCTATCGGGATATTTAGCAACCCATTCTAATTGACATTTATAAGGAATTATTTCTTTTTTACATTTCTTACATAATATTTGTTTCTTTTCTATATCTATATTATCCCAAAAATCTAATTCCTGCCATTCATTACAATGTGGACATTTTAATTGTAAAATATGCTGATCACTTTCATTATATTTAACATCTATACCAAAATTAGGTATCGTTGGTGTACTTCCCCATCTTATCCATTTTCTTTTGCTATGCATCATTCTCTTTCTTAAATAAGGAATACTCTCAATTAACATTCTATCTAACTCATCTACAAATACTATATCTGCTGATACTGATGTTATTTGAGTGGGTCTATTTGCTCCTCTAAAATAAATAAATCCACCACTCATTCTCTTTAACCCAACTTTATCAGCTTGTTTTCTCATTATCCTTTTAGCTCTCCCAGATACTTTCGTAAGATATTTACTATTGTTAATGGGCTCATCTAATCTTTCTTGAACTAAATCAGAAACTGTTCCCGCTGTAGGAAATACATATAATGAATTTTCTCTATATTGATCTGGAAGCCATAATGCTTCAGTTATCATTCTTTCTGTAATTCCCGCTTGAGCTGATTTCTTATATGTTATATCAGGATGCTGGTCTTCATATAGTCTTTCTACATAAGTATGATTACCATTATTGTATTTTCCTAAATCTAATGGTTTCCCCCTTACTGACCAATACTTTTCTACCCAATGAATATAACTTTCTTTATTATTCTTTTTGTTCTTCTGGAGTTCCTCTATTATCTGTATCTTTTGGTTTCTCTCCTTTAGCTTCTGCAATTTTTCTAATTCTTTCTTTAAGCTCTCCAATGTGTCTATCGAGTTGTTCTCCGTTGAGTTGTTCATATTTATCATTTTCATTTTCACCTTCATCGGTGCTTATATGTTGTGTTGATTTACCAAATACTCTATCAAATAAAGATTCAATAGCTCTCCAATCTGCCTCTTTTGTTTTTATATAATAATATTTTTTACTTGTTGGATCATTTTCCATTTCTCCAGTTTCTTCATTCTTTTTTTGTTCAAATACTTCTCCTGATAATCCACGTAAATCTTCTTGATTATTTATATCTTGAGCATGTTGATTAAAAAATCTTTTTATTTCTCTCCAATCATCTACCATTACATGTTCTTTTATTTTTTTTCCTTTTTTATTTTCTGTTTCATCTATTCTAAATAAAAACATTTCTCCTTCAGCTTGATTTATCATTATCTTTAATAATCTATTAGATCTATTCATTATTAACTGATGTAAATATTTTTCTACTTGTCTTCTTTCAAGTGTTTTTTTATTTCACTAATATTAACAAAAAAACCATTCACAAAGAATGGGTATTGTTATATATCATTATATTTAGTGTTCTTATTTAATTTTACTTCTTTTTTAACTATTTTGACAAGCATCTTTATACATTTTTGTTTTTGTTATTTACTTTATTTATTACTTTACCATAAATCTTCACTAAATAAATCTGTTTTATGATATTTTAGTTCTTTAATTTGTTTACATTTAATAGCATGTATTCCTGCTCTTTTTCTATCATAATAATTTCCTTTTTCATCTATAAATCCTTGTTCTTTAAATCCTCCAGAATCTTTCGTATTATTAAAACCAAATATACTATTTATTGTTATTATACAATTATTATGTCTTCTACCAGGATAAACAATTCCTTTATATCTTATGGCTGATGATAATATCATATTCTAACTTATTCTTTTAAATAATTATTACTTTATTCCCATACCCAATTTATTTTTTAGCTTCTTTTTCCCATTTATCTATCAATGGTTTATGATTTTCATAATTTTCTTTTGTTGTATAACCAGTTGATATTTGATTATATATGTTTTTATATTTAAAATCGATAGCATCAAATTTTGAAATTAATCTCTTTTCTCCTGTTTCATATTCTATTATATCATCTATTACCATTAAACTATTTATTAATATACTTATATTATCTTCCATTTCATTAACTCTTTCTAATGTTCTATCTATTTTTAATTCTTTTCTTGTTATAAACATATTATTCTTTTATATAATTATTGTAATATTTGATATTTATTCTTTTGAGTTTATGTTATTCATAATAGTTATTATTATATATATTACATGAAATATAAGTAAATTTTTATCATATTATTTTCTTTCAAATATAGAATATATACTATCCCATAGTTCTTCTAGTGAATCAGATGATTCTAATTCATCATTTAATTCTTTTCTTTTTTCTTTTAATATATTCTTTTTATTTATTATTCCAAATTGTTCTCTTAATCTATTTATTTCATCTTCTTTACCACTCATTGGGGTATTATGTTTTACTGCTCTATGCCAACAATAATTTAAGCAATCTTTTATTATATTAATATCTATATCTTCTAATGTATATTCAGTTTTTTTAATTGTTTTTATATTTTTTTTCATATTATTCGTTAAATTCTTCTATATAACCTAATATTTCAGATGCAACTAATATTGATACACCTATTGGAATATTAAATGGAATAGTTATATATCCTAATATTCTTATTGTGCTTTTTAAATAACTAATTTTTGTATGATATGATAATGCTTCTTTATTCATTTTGTTTATTACTTTATTCATTGTTTTACTCATAGATATAATAAATAATTTAATAATTTATCTAGTAATCTCCAAATATTTCCTAAATTAAATAAAATGAATATTGA